GTTGCAAAAGCATCAGCCATAGCTTGCTCTTGACCTATTCTATATACCAAAGGCACTTTAGTGTCAAGATCAGGAACTTCATTGATCCAATGAGATCTCAAAGGAGTATGAGATCCCATAGGGATGATGTGTTTTGCCATTAGGCTACCTCACTTTCTGCTACTGAAGTATCAGTAGATGTTGCACTATCAATCAACATCTCTACAACTTGTTGTAAGTCGATGTTGTGCTTCTTAGCAGTAGCTAAAACATTTGCTACAATGCTTTCAGCATTTACATTGGATGTTGAAGTATCTTCTTCATCATCACCACCTTCGGTGTTAGGTCCATCGTTGGACTTATCGGCTTTCTTCATTGCTGACTGCAAAGCAGTTAATGATGTGAAGCCTTTTTTTGAGGCTTTGATGAATGCTAAAGCATTGTCATAGTCTTGGTAAAACCAAAGTGCTTCAGACCTTCTTCTTCTGTCGATGTTGGCTATGCCAACTTCTTTCAGCCTAGCTGAAGTAATTCTACCACCATCTGCTTCAGCAGAAAGAGTAGCCATCAGTTTACCTAAACGGTAACTTAGCTGATCCATCTTGATGGATTGGTTGAACCTCCTCTTTTCAGAGGAAACTTCTGTCTTGTACATCTTAGCTAAAGCTAAACCTTCACTCTCTAGAGTGTCTATTGATGGGATGATTGCTATTGCTGTTGAGGTTGTCATTTCTTTTCTCTCTTTCTTTCAACTGTTTCTAAGTGTTATTACTTTCACTAAAGTATAAGTAATAACACGTAAGAAACAGTAATAGAAAGAAGAGAGAGTTTGGTGTGGTAAATCGGTGACAAAAACTGTGCCAACTACTCTGGCGCGAAAGCTATGCTTTTCTTGCGCGGTAGTTAGCTATGGTCCAACATTGGACTTCATTTTTGATGGGGTGGTATCTGTGGGTTTTGTAGTCCGGCGTTAGGGTCTTTTCACATCTCATATTTCGGCATATTCAGTGTCATCATTCTGTGACAAGTGATAGTGCAACACTTGCATTGTTAAATCGTAGATTCATAGCACATGATGTGTCACATTGCATATGTCACACCACATATTGCACACACACTAGGCTCATCACATGATATGCTACACATTCTACGCTCATTCAGGTAGGGTCGGGCAGGTTCCAGTGGGGGTACGGTAGGTATATATACACATAAGACCACAGATCAGGTATTTTCACTGTTAACCATACAGGCAAGTGATAACTTTATGTATCCTATTAGACACACACATAAATTATTTTTACATTAAATGCATTTTTTAGTTGACAGAGTTTGATTGAGCCACTATAACTATACACTATAATGATCACTTAAGTGAATATTAAAACTATCCTCTCATAAAAACTTAAAAAACATCTAAGTATAAAAACACATCAGTGAACATTGAAAGTGAAACACTTAAATGGTAGATCAATTATCCGTAATAGAAATATTATCAACAATATGGCCTATTTTATTGGGTATAATAACTCTGATTATTGTACTAGCTAAGATGCATGGCGATATTGTTGTACTAAAAGAGAAAGTAAAGAGTCTGTTTGATTTATGGAACTCTAAAATGAAGTAGTATGATAGTTAGAGAACCAGTATTGATACGTATTTATTACTACCTGCCTGATCATAGTAGTTTAGTGCAGGAATTTTTATGGGGTACTATGGACATTATTCCAGAATACCCACGTATTAATAAATTTTTAAATTATTGGCATGAAAATATAGACGCTGTAATAGCCAGTATTGACATTGACCCATACAAAGGAGTATAATCTATGAAAATTAAAGCATTTTTTAATGGCATGTACGAATTTGCAAAGAAAGCATACGCACGTGCTACCAGTATACTATCAGATCCAATGAATAGCAGAGCAATTGTAGGCATAGCTGTAGTAATAGGCTTTGTATTATTAGCAATGAGCTTTGGTATTATTAAATAATTACAGAAACAACTTGACAGTAATGAAAAAAGAAGTAAAACTATACAAAGAAAGAGTAATTGAGTCATTTTATGACGCATTAAGAAATAAAACCTTTAGATGTTTACATATACCCCATAGCAAAGTGTTTTATGTACGTGCTGCAATACAGGAACGTACAGGTATTAGGTACAGTCTGGAACATGTAGAGAATGCTATGGTACTTGAAGGATGGAAAGATGGCTAGACCGGGTAGAAAACGTAGACCTGTACAGTTTACAAAGAAAGATAAGAGTCCTACTGGTGGATTAACGGCAGCAGGTAGGGCAAAAGCTAAGAGAGGTGGGCATAATCTTAAACCACCTGTAACTGCTAAGAATGTTAAGCGTGGATCTAAAGCTGCTAATAGACGTAAATCTTTTTGTGCTAGGATGGGTGGTATGAAAAAGAAACTAACTAGTGCAAAAACTAGGAATGATCCTAACTCAAGGATTAATAAGTCGTTAAGAAAATGGAGATGTTAAAATGGGAATAGTATCAAAAGGTGCTGGTAAACTAATAAAGATAATGCGTAAGAGTGGTAAGAAAAAGAAACGTACTGAAGCAGAAGGTGCACGATTAGACCCAGTAACAAAAGGATCTGTAAAGGCATCTAGAGAAGTAGATGCTGGTAAATCAGGTAAAGTAAACAGAGGCAAGTCTAGATCATTTGCACAAGAAATGGAAAACGCCAGTTCTCGTAAAAGAGCAAAAGAGTTTACACGTATTGAACGTAAAGCTAAAGCAGATAGAACAACTGAAGAGCAAACGTTTTATGCTAAGTATTTACGAGAAGAAGCAAAACGTAAGCTAAGAGCAGACATGGCATCTAGTAGCACACAAAGAGCTAAGAATAAAAAAACATCAGAGAAGCTGGACCCAGCAGGTAGAAAAAGAGAAAGAATAACTACTGATGATGCAGGTGATCCAGTAACAGGTGAGCTTACAGGTAAGACTACAAGTAAAAGAGCAGAGATACTTGCACGTAATCAGGAGGTACGAGATAGACTTGCAGCAGATGAAGCTAAAAAGAAAAGAGGCAGAGCAGCATTAAGAGATAAATCTAAAATGGCATACGGCGGTATGGCAAATAATAAAAAACATATGTATGTTGCAGGAGGATCGGTTAAAGATAATCCCGGTCTGAAAGCATTAGCAAAGCAACGACCTGATGTAGTTGCTAAAATGATGAAAGGATAAATACAATATGCCTATGCACAAGAAAACAAAGAAGATGTCTAAAGGTGGAGCCACTAAGAAAATGTATGGTGGTGGTATGGGTAAAAAGGGTACAAAGAAGTACTCTAAAGGTGGAGCTGCTAGACGTAGGTAATGCCTAATCTTATAAGTAATGTACCCCACTTTAATTGTTGGGTACGTAGAGAGTTCACTAGTAACCATCAAAAATATCACGGTGAATTTCTACATGGGATTGCATTTGCAGTGAATACCATACCAGACAGATCACTGAGCTTTCAGGTTGTATTTACTGGATGTGAGATAGACAGGGAAGATGGACCTCAAGAGAATGTACATGGAGGAGCTATGTGGGCAAGGATGCCGATACAGGCACTCGTAGCTGACATACCTCTAGAAGAGTGGCCTGACCCAATGGAAGATCATCTATGCCAACCTTGGGATTGTGAGTCACGAGAACATGGTACAGTCATTCTGGATAGAGTAAGTTCATCACCTTGGTTGTGTAAGATAGGAGGTGATCTCTATACAGGTAAATACTTATTTACCGTAGATTACACAGGCAATGATATAGCAGACGATCCTGCACAGCATAAACAGTCACACGTAATATATTTAACAGATGCTGGTAGCTGGACAGGAAATTTTGTAGCACTGCCTAACAATAGAGTAAGGGCAACGAGTCCTGCTCTATGGAGAACTGGAGAGGGTGCACCTGACTTTGTACCGTCACAATGGGTGCACTCAGCAGAAGGACACGAGACATACTTAGATCCATCTGTAACATTTAATAATCTATACGCAAAGGATATTAAGACAAATGGCAGTAAAAACAAAAGCAAAAAAAGTAATAAAAAAAGTAGCAGGTAAACTGGCAAAGGCAAGTGCTGCACATAAGAAACAGTCTAAACAATTAAGTGCTATTAAATTAAAAAAGGGTGGTAGCACAGTTAACGCAGCAGGTAACTATACACAGCCCGGTATGCGTAAAAGATTATTTAATAGCATTAAAGCGAGTGGTAAAGGTGGTGCACCCGGACAATGGTCTGGACGTAAGGCCCAGATGTTAGCAAAAAGATATAAAGAAAAAGGTGGAGGTTACAAATCATAATGGCATGTGAATGCGGAGAAGAATTAGTGTGCATGTGTAATGTAGGTTCTTCCTGTACATGTGATAGCTGTATAGAGTGTGGCTGTGATCCTAATGTATGTAGATGTGATTGTCATGGCAATGATAAAAATGAGATGTTTAAAAGTCAGAGAGATTTTGAGTAATGGCAAGAGCTAAATCACAACAGAGTCTAGCAAACTGGACAAAGCAGGATTGGCGTACTAAGTCAGGTAAGCCATCTACACAAGGACCAAAGGCTACAGGTGAAAGGTATTTACCTGCTAAAGCTATTAAGTCACTATCATCTTCTGAGTATGCTGCTACAACCAAAGCTAAACGTGAAGGTAAAAAACAGCATGTAAAGCAACCAAAGGGTATAGCTAAGAAGACAGCTAGGTTTAGGAGAGCTTAATGCTAGGTACATTGATTGGGCCAATAGCTAATCTAGCTGGCACATGGTTAGAAGGACAGGTAGCTGAAAAGAAAGCTAAGTCTGAAGCTAAGATTACCACAATAAGAAGTGAAGCAAAGATAAAGGAAAGACAGGCAACTGGAGAAATAGATTGGGATATAGCACAGGCTAAAGCGAGTGATAACTCGTGGAAAGACGAGTGGCTTACAATTTTGTTCTCGATACCTCTTGTGCTTGCGTTTATACCCGGTTGTGAAGATATAGTTCAAATAGGGTTTAACCAACTACAACTGATGCCTGACTGGTATAAATATGCCCTTTCGGTAATCGTGGCAGCGTCATTTGGGGTGCGTAGTGCCACTAAGTTATTTAAAAAATAGGGAGTAATAAACATGGCAGAAGAAAATGTAATCGTTGATAAAGTTGCATATCAATCTAACAGACGCTATATGGCATGGACAGCACTAGCTACCATGCTTATAGCTACTACTGCTGTATTAATATGGCCTGACAGGTTTGCAGCAGCAGATAGTATTCTTATGATGATGTATGGTTCATTGTCTGCACTTGTTGGTGCATACTTTGGCTTTGCAATGCCTAAGAAGAAATAGATGAAGTACGATTTAAGTAAATTACTTGACATGCTTATTAGAGATGAGGGCATGGAAAGAAAAATATATAAAGATAGTCTAGGTATAGAAACTATAGGTGTAGGCAGAAATATTGAAGATAGACCATTGACTGTTGCAGAATTACAACACATAGGTTTAGCTGACATGAAGGACTTACGAGAAAATGGAATATCACTTTACGGTGCTAGATACCTCTTACGTGTTGATGTTGGCATTGCTGAACGAGAACTGCTTGCTGCTCAACCTTGTGTGGCAATTTTAAATGCACCACGACAAATGGTGTGTGTCAACATGGCTTTTAATCTAGGTATGCCACGTTTAAATAAGTTTAAGAAGATGTGGTCTGCCATAGAAGATAAGGACTATGATCATGCAGCAGTTGAGATGTTAGACAGTAGGTGGGCAGAGCAGGTAAAAGGCAGGGCTACAAGACTGAGTGATATAATGCGAACTGGGGAATTAAATGACTAGACAGTACACAGAAAATCAGGTAAAATTCCTAGATGTACTATTTGACGAAGCAGGTGGGGATGTAGCAACAGCTAAGAAACTAGCTGGCTATGCAGATGGTACATCTACCACAGTAGTAGTTAAGAGTCTTAAGGAAGAAATACTAGAAGCAACACAGCAGTATATGGCACGTAATGCTCCTAAAGCTGCTGTAGCAATGGCAAGTGCACTTATGGACCCTACTGAATTAGGACTAAGAGATAAGATGTCAGCAGCAAAGGAACTACTAGATCGTACAGGTTTAATTAAAACTGAAAAGATACAGGTAGAAGCAAGTGGTGGTGTTATGTTAATGCCTCCTAAAAAACAAAGTGACGATGACGATTAATGAATAGGAGTTTAGGCAAATGGAAATTACCACAACCAACAGATGTAAAGGAAGAAAATGAGTGGCTACCTGTACCACGTATTGCTAGAACAGTCCCATTCGGGTACGAAGTGGACCCCAATGATGAAGACCTGTTGTTGCCAATACCTAAAGAACTCGATCATCTGGAAAAAGCTAAAACATATCTACGCCAGTATTCGTTGCGACAGGTTGCTGCATGGTTAAGCAAAAACACAGGAAGGTACATATCACATCTTGGACTACAGAAAAGAATAAAGCATGAACGACAGCGTAAGGACAAAGCTAGAAGCCTCCGTCAATGGGCAGACTATGCGGAAAAGGCGATCAAGAAAGCCAAAGAAATCGAAGAAAGTAGACTTGGTGCAAAGCGAGTCCATACCACAGAAAGTAGAGTATGATACACATGCTATTGAACGTGAAGCCAATGTACTATTCAAACCTAATGCTGGACCACAGACAGAGTTCTTAGCTGCACCAGAACGAGAAGTATTGTATGGTGGTAGTGCAGGTGGTGGTAAGAGTTATGCAATGTTAGCTGATCCATTACGGTTTATGGGTCATCCTGCATTTAGCGGATTATTATTAAGACATACAACAGAAGAGTTACGTGAATTAATATCTAAGTCACAGGAACTATATCCTAAAGTATGGCCGGGAATAAAATGGTCAGAGAGAAAGATGCAGTGGACCGCACCATCTGGTGCAAGACTTTGGATGTCATACTTAGATCGTGATGATGATGTCATGCGCTATCAGGGTCTAGCTTTTAGCTGGATAGGTTTTGACGAATTAACTCAGTGGCCTTCACCTTATGCGTGGAACTACATGAGATCTCGTCTACGTTCCACTGCCCCTGATTTAGAAGTGTACATGAGGGCAACAACTAACCCCGGTGGACCGGGACATGGCTGGGTTAAGAAGATGTTTATTGATCCAGCACCATACGATACGAGTTTTGCTGCAACAGATATAGAAACAGGAGAAGCACTAAAGTATCCAGCAGGTCATAGTAAAGCAGGTAGACCACTATTTAAACGTAGGTTCATACCTGCTAGGTTATCAGATAACCCATACCTGTCAGATACAGGTGATTACGAAGCAATGCTACTGTCATTACCTGAACATCAGCGTAGACAGTTGCTAGAGGGCGATTGGGATATTAAAGAAGGTGCAGCCTTCACAGAGTTTAACAGGCATATACATGTTGTTGAACCATTTGATATACCGAGTAACTGGGTTAAGTTTAGGGCATGTGACTATGGTTATGGTTCTTATAGTGGTGTTCTTTGGTTTGCTGTTACGCCAGATGAGCAACTTATAGTATATAGAGAGTTATATGTATCAAAAGTATTAGCTACAGATTTAGCTGATATGGTACTTGACTTAGAAGCAGGAGATGGTAATATAAAGTATGGAGTACTAGATAGCTCTGTATGGCATAAACGAGGTGACACAGGACCATCACTTGCAGAACAGATGATAAACAAAGGCTGTAGGTGGAGGCCATCAGATAGAAGTAAAGGAAGTAGAGTATCAGGTAAGAACGAAATACACAGAAGACTACAGGTAGATGAAGACAGTGAAGAACCCAGACTAATATTCTTTTCTAACTGTACAGAACTAATTTCACAATTACCTGCATTACCTATTGACAAACGTAACCCAGAAGATATAGATACACATGCAGAAGATCACTTATATGACGCACTACGATATGGGGTTATGTCAAGACCTAAGTTTAATTTATTTGATTATGATCCTAGCAGAAGACCACCAAGCACCATGCCAGTAGCAGATGCTGTATTTGGATATTAAGGAAAAAAATAATGGCAGATGATTTTACAATAGAACAAGACGCTATACATCTAGAGGACGCAGATGAGTCTAGAGATGAAGAAATAGCAAACCTAGTACCTTTTATAGTTGACAGATACAAAAGAGCAGAAGACTATAGGTATCAGGATGAAGAACGCTGGATAAAGTCTTACAGAAACTACAGGGGTTTGTATGGCACAGATGTACAGTTCTCAGAAGCAGAACGCTCTCGTGTATTTATTAAGGTAACTAAAACTAAAACCCTTGCTGCATATGGACAGATAGTAGATGTTTTATTTGCAAATAATAAATTTCCATTAACAATTGATCCTACACAACTACCCGATGGTGTAGCATCTGATGTACACTTTGATCCAAAAGAAACACCAGAGGTAAGTGATATACTAGATAGCCCTTATGGTTTTGAAGGTGATGGTAAAGAACTAGAACCGGGAGCTACACAAAAGTCATTAATGGATAAACTAGGTGAATATCAAAATAAGTTAGGAGATATAGAAGGTGTTAGAGAAGGTGTGGGTCAAACGGGTTCTGCAATTACAGTTAGCCCTGCAATGGTTGCAGCAAAGAGAATGCAGAAAAAGATACACGATCAGTTAGAAGAATCAGGTGCAAGTAAACATCTAAGAAGCACAGCATTTGAAATGTCTCTTTTTGGTACAGGTGTAATGAAAGGGCCATTTGCTATTGATAAAGAATATCCTAATTGGAATGATGATGGCGAATATGATCCACTTATTAAAACTGTACCACAAGTATCACATGTATCTGTATGGAACTTCTACCCAGACCCAGATGCTAACAACATGGATGAGGCACAGTATGTAATAGAGCGACACAAGATGTCACGTTCACAACTACGTGCACTTAAGAAACGCCCATATTTTAGGGACAGTGTAATTGAGGAAGTAATCACAAGAGGCGAAAACTACGAGAAGCTGTATTGGGAAGATGATCTATCTGACTATGCACCACAGCATGACATTGATCGTTTTGAAGTTATGGAGTATTGGGGTACAGTAGATATTGAACTACTAGAAGAACAAGAAATTACAATACCAAAAGATTTACAGGAGCTAGATGAGCTACAGGCAAATATCTGGATATGTAATGGCAGACTATTACGTGTAGTACTTAACCCATTTAAACCTGCTCGTATACCTTATATGGCAGCACCCTATGAACTTAATCCGTATAGTTTCTTTGGTGTAGGTATTGCAGAGAACATGGATGACACACAGACATTAATGAATGGCTTTATGCGTATGGCAGTAGACAATGCAGTACTGTCAGGTAACTTACTCATAGAGGTAGACGAAACAAACTTAGTACCCGGACAGGACTTAACAGTGTATCCCGGCAAGGTGTTTAGAAGACAGGGTGGTGCACCCGGACAGGCACTGTTTGGTACAAAGTATCCAAACGTATCTAGTGAAAACATGATGATGTTTGATAAAGCTAGACAGCTATCAGATGAGAGTACAGGTTTTCCATCCTTTGCACATGGTCAGACAGGCATAGCCGGTGTAGGCAGAACTGCATCGGGTATATCTATGTTAATGGGTGCAGCAGCAGGGGGTATTAAGACAGTAATTAAGAATGTAGATGACTATCTACTTAGACCATTAGGAGAAGGACTATTTCAGTTTAATATGCAGTTTGATTTTGACCCTGACATCAAAGGTGATCTAGAAGTATCTGCACGTGGAACAGAAAGTTTAATGGCTAATGAAGTACGTAGCCAAAGATTAATGCAATTTTTAGGTGTTACATCCAATCCAGCACTTGCACCTTTTGCAAAATTCAACTATATTATACGTGAGATTGCAAAATCTTTAGACCTTGACCCAGATAAGGTTACTAATAATATGGATGAAGCAGCAATACAGGCTGAGATTATGAAAGGTCTACAGCCAGAGCAACCACCAGCAGGTGCACAGCAACCACCAGCAGGAGCTAATCCAATGGATACATCAGGAGCAGGAGGAGGAACAATTGGAACAGGACAAGCACCAACACCGGGAGAACAAGGGTTTAGTGGACCGCCACAAGGAGCTACTCCGCAAGCTCAAGCCCCTAGTCAGCAACAACCGCCAATGGGTACTATTCAGTAGCTATTTAGATTCTATGATTGAAAGTGAAAGAAAAACATTAGAGCAGTCGATTGACATAGTTACAATGCACAGAGCACAAGGTGCAATCAGTGCGTATCAAAAGATTAAACAACTAAGGGAACACATAAATGTACAATAAACAAATGGAAATGTTTCAAGATGGTGGTTTAAAAGATCAGGGTGGATCTAAAGATCCTGTGTCTGGTAATGATGTACCTTCAGGCTCACTTAAAGAAGAGGTACGTGATGACATAGATGCAAAGTTAAGTCCGGGTGAGTTTGTATTTCCTGCTGACGTTGTGCGATTTATAGGTTTAGAAAAACTAATGCTTATGCGTGATAAGGCTAAGAAAGGTCTAGCTCGTATGGAAGCAATGGGTCAGATGGGTAACTCTGATGAAGCTACTATAGATGATGATGTACCATTTGGCATAGAAGATTTAATTATTGTAGCAGGATCACCTAATGATGAAATGAACAAATTAAATATAGGTGGTATGCCCTCTCAACAGCAACAGTCTAATCAAGCAGGTGGTGTACCGGGTCAGGGTAGGTTTGAACAAATAGTAGGGCAACCTATGTTTGAATCTACAACTAAAGTATTTAAGAATGACCAGAATCAAACGTTATACATTCCCTTTGTACGAGGACAACCTGTATATCAACCTCCTCCCGGTTATCGTGAAGTAACTCAAGAAGAACAGCAACAGGAAGCAACAACTGCAAATGTTGAATCTGCAAAAGTAGATCCTATAACTGAAACAGGTAGTGGTGAGCTAGGTGGTGGGCCAGATATAGATGATGTAGGCTATGATCAACTATCTGAAATAGAACAGGTAGAAATGGGATTAGATGCATTAGGTTTAGGACCAACTGGTGCATTTGGACAAGCAGTTCAAAATTTAGGTCCAGATTTTGTAGGATTAGGAATGGGTGCACTTGGAGGTGTTAAAGGCTATGGCACTATGGCACAAATGGCAGTAAATAAAATGGACCCAACTGCTAAACCACCCGGCACACTAGCTAGAGAAAAAGCAGAAGAAGATCTTAGAAGTGCTAAAGCTAAAGCTAGATCATTTTTAGCTATGTCACCACAAGAACAAGCTGAAGTAAGAGGCAGATCTAATCAAGCTATAGCTGATAGAAATCAATCATCTTACATGGATAGAGTAGGTGCAAGTAAAGAAATGAGAGATGATGCAGTTGGAGTAATGGGTACTGTAGGTGGTGTAGCAACTACTATGTCTGTTGATGTACAAACAGGAGTTGTTACAGATACTGTAACAGGTGATGTTATTGGCGGTAAAGATGCAGATGCTGCTCGTTCTGCTGTAACATTAGGTATGCAGGAAGCAAGTTTTGCTCAAGATCCTACACCAGATCCAGATATAGATCAAAAATCAGAAGCAACACAGTCTGATCAAGCAGGTGGAGTAGCAGGTCCAGATCCAGATCCAGATCAATCAGAACAGTCTGATCAAGCAGGTGGAGTAGCAACAAGTAAGGGAGGATTTATACCTAAAAGAAAAAAACAAAAAAAGATGAAGCGTGGTGGTTTAGCTTCAAGATAACAAACCACATGTGTTGGCTACCTATGCCCCTAATAAGGCTACCATAGCCCCAACGAAAGGAAATATAATATGTCAGACGTAACACAAGTAGAAGTAGAACCAAGTAAAGTAGCATTTGTATCTAGACCATACAGTAAGGATGAGAAACTTAAGAAGGACGAAGAAGAACTAGAACAGCTACTAGATGAACAAAAACAGGATGCCTCAACAGAAGAAGTAGAAGAAGAAGAACCTACTACTGCTGAAGAAAAAACATTTAAGAAAAGATACTCAGATCTACGTAGGCATCAGCAGAAACAGACAGAAGAACTAAAGACTGAGATAAATGCACTTAAGAACCAGTTAGAACAGTCAACTAAGAAACAGATTAAACTTCCTAAGTCTGACGAAGATATAGAAACATGGGCTAAAGAGTATCCTGATGTAGCTGCTATAGTAGAAACAATAGCTATGAAGAAAGCAGCAGAACAATCAGCTAGTCTAGAGCAACGTGTTAAAGCATTAGATGATATGCAACAGGACGTAAGCAAACAACGTGCAGAGACAGAGTTGTTACAGATGCATCCAGACTTTGATGAGATACGTAACGATGATGACTTTCATGCATGGGCAGATGAACAGCCACAATGGGTACAGAATGCTCTCTATGAAAATGATAATGATGCACGATCTGCTGCTAGAGCAATTGATTTGTACAAAGCAGATAAGAATCTTACAACTAAGAAAGCTAGTAACAAAGATGCAGCTAAGTCTGTATCTACAAAAGGAAAGCGTAACAAACCTGTAGAAAATGAGTCTAGCTCGTTTCTAAGAGAGTCTGAAGTACAGCGTATGACCGCAAAGGAATACGAAAGTAGATCAGATGAAATCATGGAAGCTATTAGACAAAACAAGTTTGTATACGATTTATCTGGATCGGCACGTTAATTAGTGTTGACAAACAGTAGATTGTGTATATAACTATACTCAGTCGCAAGATGTAGTTAGCCCTTGAATAAGACTACCTAACTATGTCTCACTATACTTCTAAGACAACCCGATGAAGAAGAGCCTATGTGTAGTTGGCCTTACACGTACAACCTCTTAGTTCACGGCCCTTAAGGTAGATAAAAATAGTGTACAATATGTACACATGGGATGTCGTATATAGGAGAAAATAAAATGGCATTTTCAACTGCAACAGGCTACGGCAACCTGCCTAATGGTAATTTCTCACCAATTATCTACTCTAAGCAGGTACAAGTAGCTTTTCGTAAGGCTTCTATTGTTGAAGCTATTACAAATAGTGACTACTTTGGCGAGATCGCAAATATGGGCGATAGCGTTAAAATAATTAAGGAGCCAGAAATCACGGTTAAAGCGTATGCTCGTGGTACTACGATCACTCCTCAAGACTTGGATGATGAAGAGTTCTCTCTTACCATTGACAAAGCAAACTACTTTGCATTTAAAGTCGATGATATTGAAGAGGCACACTCTCACATCAACTTCCAACAGCTTGCAACTGATCGTGCAGCTTACAGATTAGCTGACCAGTTTGACCAAGACGCTCTTGGTTACTTAGCTGGTTTTAAACAGTCTGCATTGCACTCTGCTCCAGACACAGTAAATACTACTGTTAATGGTGCTAAGTCAGTATCAACTGCTGGAAGTGACGAACTACTGTCTTCCATGAAAATCATGGCTGACTCTTTTGGTGGTTCTTCCAGTAACGCAATTGGTATTCAAGCTCGTGCTGGTGGTGCAACTTCTGCTACACCGGGTTCAGGTAATGCTAACCCATTGCAAATCGTAGCTCGTATGGCTCGTTTGCTTGATCAGCAAAATGTTGACACCAACAATCGTTGGCTTGTTGTTGATCCAGTTTTTGTTGAAGTTCTCAAAGATGAAGACTCTCGTCTTCTCAATGGTGACTTTGGTGGAAGCGGAATCCAAAATGGTCTTATACTAAATAACCTTCATGGTTTCAAAGTATACATGTCTAACAACCTACCTTCTGTTGGAACAGGCCCATCTACTACTGGTGGTACTAATGCTTCTAACTACGGTGCACT